TCAGGGCGATCTTGAACCAGATTTTTAACCTGCTGATACAAGTCATCTAGGGTACCGTTGTTGTCTAACACAGCATCAAAGTTGGTGCCTACCCATGCAGTTTCTGATGCGTGAATGCCTTGTTTTTCCAATTTACGTTGACTTAGTGCCCAGGTTGAGTTGCCAGTTGGGCCACGGTTAACACTCACAGCCGCATTATACCAAGCAGGCTCGGGTCCGCGTACCACACGAATCACACGCCCGCCAGTGTTTTTAATGGCCAGAATTTCATTGGGGAAACGGCAGTCTGAAATCACCACATCATCCTGGCTGTGACGCAGTTTGTTTTCCAAGCTGGCAATCCAGATGTCATCATGAAATCCTGCTCTGCATACTTCTGTGCCCCAGTACTGCAAGATCCAACGTGGTGTTAGTGTGGGCATGCCCAGGCGTTCTGCCCACCATGGATCCACACGCTCACGCCATTCACGGGCTTGTTTTGTGCGCCCTTCCAGCATGGTTCTGTCCCATCCAAACACTTGTGCCACAGCGTCTTTTAAGGTACTTGCAAAACTTTCTCTGCGAAAGTGGTGCAAATTTACAAGGTAGTCAGCAATGGTGTCCTTGCCAGACCCAATGAATCCACAGATGCCAATGATCATTTTAACTCCCGAACGTTGAGGTATTTAAGTGTATTTTGTAGCATGCCAATTTGTCTGCGGCAGTCTTCTAAGGCATGGTGAGTGGTAGGAGGCATGGGCTGATCGGGCCATAAACTAAAAACTGTGCGACTGTCTCGCACCATGTAATACTGCCAGGGCAAGGGTTTGTTATAACTCTTGTACGCATGCTCTAGGATGTTCATGTCGTAAGTTGGGCCTTGGGCCCAGATTCGTTTGGAGTGCCAAATCAGTTTACCTAGTCCGTCTAAGGCTTCGTCTAGAGGTATGCGATCTTCTTCGCCAAATGCTTCGTCACGCACCACAGCAGGTTGTGTGGCCCACCACTCTATGGTGCCTTGCTGTATACTACGAGTTTCTTGGCTTTCTAGTGTGACTCTGGCATAGAATGATTGCTCGTAATAGCCTGAGCCAAACGGATCAAACGCCTGGGCGGCAATGGTAAGAATAGTAGTGTCAGGGCCTGTTCCCAAGCCCTCAAGATCAATCATCAAGTCCATGTGATGATTATAACAGATTTATAACTGTGTGTCTATGCTGTATTAACCAATTACCCAGGTCAGTGGCTGACTGGCATCCACATAATTGACCAGTTGGCCGATCAGCTCGTCCTGTGCTGTTTTGGCTTCGGCTTTCATGGCGGTGCCATTTAGGGTGCCACCGCCCTGTGGGCCAGCAATAGTGCCAAACTTTTCACGGGCTTCACCAATGATCATCTTACAGCTGGCTACCATGTAGTCACGGATCCACTGTGAAATTTGGAAGTCACTTAAGAGATTGATTTCAGGTTTTAAATTGTAAGTCCAGATCAGCACAGCTTCGCCAGTGTTTTTAGGATCACGGATCAACTGCAACTTCTTTGTGACAGGATTGAATGTGTAATTGAAATAGGCTCCAAACATTCGGCCTGCCAATTCAACATACTGGCTGTAGAAGTCGTATGTGGCAAGACCACCAGCCACGTTGAAGTTCATCAAGTAAACATTCAACGAAGCCTGTGCAAACGGGTCAAAGTTTGAAGCATACGGACCAGTTGAGTCACCAAAAGTTCTGCGAAAACACTGGCGCACACTTACCACTTCTTGTGGCAGGGTGTAGATGTTTTCATCCTTGACCAGGGTGAAAAAACTGTAACTTTCCTCGTAAGCATTGTTAGCTCGTTGGCGGTAAGTGCCAATTGTTTTGGCATACGCGGCTTCGTAGTGTGCTGGATCTAGTTCCAAATCAATGATTTGACTGCCCAGCTGAAGCTGTGCATACTCAATGAGATTTTGTTTGAGCTGAGAAAGTGTGTCTTGCTGTTCTGCCATAGGGACTCCGTGTCCCTGTATTTATTGCGTAGACTGTATCCAACCCTGCAACCGATCAGCTATAAGTTGATGTCCCAGCTGATTTGGGTGGCAAAAGTTGGGTCGAATATAGGGATTGTTTTCTACGTTATATAAATTTTCACCGTTGTGATCTGGAGCACCAAACCAATCAGCCACAGTTTCTGTTCCTTGCGCCCAAATTTTGTCAGTGTCCACACACGGCAACCAAGTGGGGTATTTTACCCAACCAGAAAAATAATAATCGTCTATACCGCAACGTTTGCACCAGCTTTGCAATGCACACACACTCAAACTTGATCTCATCACAGTAATTTCATCTGTGTGAAAATGCAACCATGTTTTCATAAACACTTGTTTGGCTTCGTCGTTCCAGTGTTGACGTTGGTGACCGTTTACATTGAAATCTGAATCATGGGGCCAGTACGCAGTGCGGTGTGGATTTGTCAAGAAAAAAATTGCAGTTGTTTTGTGGTCGGGCTTGTGATGCTCATCAACATATTTTTGCAATTGTTGTAGCATGTGTTCATTACTTGAGCCACCACGACCATAGTTATAAAATTCATCAAACTTCATTTGTTCTTGTAGAATTTCACCATAGCGTTTTCCATCGCCAAGCTCCACCCCTTGTGGCCAACTGTCTCCAAAAGTCAATAATACTGTTTTCATATCAATCAAACCCACTAACTGAATTAATTTTTTTGCTTACTGCAAATATTTTTTTGCCCGCAAACTGACTGCCATTTGGACAAAATTTACACTGAGGGATTACATCATCTATATGATCTAAAAATACTTTACCTCTTTGATCAAACTGATCAACACTCAGTGGCTGATACCCATTGATCAGTTCACGGTCCTGATCAGTTATATTTAAGTGGTGCTGTTGATCAAACTCAGGAAATAACGCCACTGGACCGCATTTGTATAATTTGGCTTTTATAAAATGATAGCATTTGTTTAGCACAAACCCGCACTGGTTGTGCGATTCAACTGGATCATTGTCCCATAAAATAAATTTACCTTGAGTATTTTGTTGTATTGAGGCCTTGTAAAAAGAATCGTATTCCCATACACATATTCTCATGCCATTGCTGTCTATAAATGCATGATTTGCACCATAAGTCACTGCATTATCTTCATTGTTGAGATCAGTTTTTGCATGATAGGTGATTGTGCCTTTAAGAAACTTGCGTATTTCATCAAAGCATCGTTGTCTATCGTTTTCATTGTGTATGCTAACTCCGATCCAGTTTTTTTTCCAAGGCAAAGCCGGATCGTGAAATTTAATCATGCGGTCATACAAATTTGGCACATGATTTAAACGGGTTCCGTTTGTGAGTATCTGGACTGTTTTACCCCACAATTGATTGATTCCATCGATCCAATCACATATAGAGGGATTCAACAATGGTTCTCCACCAAGGATAGTTATCCGTTGCAGTTTGATATACTTGGCCCATTGTTGATATTGTTCTGCATAGTCGTGCCAATCTTGCCAGCCACGAAAATTATGATTGTTGAATCGATTGCAATCTGGACAGGCCAAATTACAAACATTGGTTATGTAAAATTCAACATTGGGCACAAAGACACGAGGATCACTTGGATCCTCGTCTGGAATAAATTGCATGCTGATATTTACCAGCTTTTAAGGATGATCAAGTTCTCTGTGCCACGGGCATTCCATGCAGTTTCTGTGGCTTTGATATCCTTGAATGCTTTGCGAGCTGCCGGCTTACCTGCCCCCACAATGCCCTTGAGCTGTTCTGCTGGCTTGCGCAGAGTCTTTTGTACTGTTTCCACAGTTGAAAACCCAATGACGGAGTTGTTCTTTACAGTGAATGCCTGTGTATGACTGTCTGCCACCAGGTGGATGAGCTTGCGTTTTTTGCTGTCATACAACCAAGCTTCAGATTTGTCCACAAGGCTTGCGGCTGGCTGGCTTTTGAGTTTGAGCTCTGCAAACTCTGCTAGAATCTTGAACTTGGCCGCACGTTTCTCTGGTGGCACTGCCCGGATCTTGCGTGGCTTGCGTTCCACTTTCTTGATCTGTACATAAGCACCGCAGTCATTTACTACTGCCTCGCAAAACTTGATCACATTGCGCAGTTGTATTTTGGAGAGGTAACTGTAGGCTTCTACCAGTTGTGCATCCTTACCTTCCGCCACTGTTTCAAACTCTGTGAGTTTGCGTTTCCAGTTGTCGGCAATTTGGCTGATCATTTGCGGTGCTACATTCAGTCCACGCATGATTGTGACAGGCTTGAAGTCTGCGGTCATTTTGGCGCCGCTCAACATGAACTCGTCAAACATGCCATCCAGTTCACCGTTGCACTCTGACGCTTTTTCACGCAGGCGGTCCTGAATGTTGGGTTTGGCCACAGCAGGCTCTTCTGTGACTTCTGTCACTTCGTTTTGCTTGCTGTCTAGTATTTCTCTCAATTGGTTTTGCAATTTGAGTTGTTCTGCGTCATGCAATTCCAAGCCCACCATGCTCATGCGGCACAGCCAACCTGTGGTCAGTCGAATTGCTGAGTCTGGGATTCCTTTGAGCAGGCGCACATCTGCCTTGCGGTCATGTGCTTCCAGGTAGTTCACAATCATATCCCGGGCATCTTTTTTTCCGTAGAAATAGTTGTACCAGGAGAATGCTTTGCTCAATCGGCTGGCACGATACTCTGTGGGCTGGACTTGCCAAGTTGGCTCCATGCCCAAGATGTTGGTGTCGGAACTGCGGGGGTTTAGCAGTTTAATTTTGAATGTGGTGCTCATGTGTGTCCTTACTTATTTGTAGTTAAATTTCGGCAGAGGTCAAACAAACGCATGGCACGTTTGAGTTCAAAGTTTTTGTGGTTGTACATGTATTTGCGTTTGCGTTCTGCAATGTCCAATGCCTCCATCAATTGCCATTTGGTGTTGAAATCTGACTTCATCAAAATTTTATTCATGTCAACAATGTCCAGGCTGTACTCCAGCCATTTTTCTGTGGCTTTTATTTTGTCATAGGGCAGTACAGCCTTGGACTTGTTGGCAGTAGAGTACTTTGCAACAAAATTTGCTGCCTTTTGCATACGGACTCCTGTAGTGAACAAGTGTGTATTATAGCACGTTAGGATTTATTGGTCAATTGGGCAGAAAGTAGTACTAAAGTAAGATCTGATTCCCGGCGGAATGTGATCCAAAACGGGCGACGACCATACCCATTGGCCTTGCCAAAATATGCATGCCAGTCATTGTCGGGCACGTAGCCCTGGGCTCCCAGTTTGGTATCGCATATTTTTTCAAGAGGAACGCCTTCCCTAAGCCAACTATCACATCGCACAGCAATCACATGCCCGTGTTTTTTATATTGGCGGAATCTGCGGTTTAATTTTACTACTTTCATACCCAAAGTATAGCAGGTTGGGAATTACTGGTCAACCTGCCCATAAATATATGTTATGCCACGCCTAAGTTTATACCGCCCAAATCGCACAAGAGACTACCAATTTTTTGACCGCACTATTAGTGAAATGTACACTGTGGGCGGCCTGGACATCTATGTTCACAAGTATCTGGGCCCACAAACTGGCGGCGAGGACTCTGCGGTGTCGGGCAACTATGATGTCACACAGCCCATTTATGACACGCAAAGCCCCTTGAACATTCAAGACTTGCTGTTGCTAGAAAACCGTGATAGAATCTATGATCCAGACATCTACGTCATGCGTGGTGTGTATCGTGTGCAGGATGTGGACTTTGACTTGACCCAGTTTGGATTGTTTCTGAACTCGGACACGCTGTTTGTGACCTTTCACTATAACGACATGATTGACACATTTGGTCGCAAGCTCATGAACGGCGATGTAATTGAAGTGCCAAATCTGAAAGATTACAACCCCCTAAACGCTGCTTTGCCCCTGGCCTTGCCCAGATACTATGTGATCCAGGATGCCAACTTTGCGTCTGAAGGCTTTAGCCAAACTTGGTTGCCACACTTGTGGCGTGTGAAAGCCACGCCGCTGACCAATGCACAAGAATACAACAGCATATTGGACAAGCCGTTTGTGGCTGAATATATTTGGGATCCAGGTGATTTTTATCCTGGTGGCAGCATTGTAAACTATGGCGATGTTTATTATCGAGCCACGAGAAATGTGCCTGCCGGCACAGACATTACAGACACCACTTACTGGTCTGAATATACTCCGCCTACAATCTCTGACATGCAGAGTACCAGGCCCAAAGATCAACAGATCAACGACGACATTCTTGCTCAGGCCAATGTGGAAGTTCCACTTAGCGGATATGACGTTGAAAAGTTTTATGTTGTGGCCACAACAGAAGATGGACAACCTGCCAATCCAACCAGTTTGAGCACCGTAGATGGCACCACAGTGGATGGCACACAAGGCGGCATGAATGTTACTCCACGGGCAGATGGCTACACAGCAGGGTATCTCACTGGTGATGGCAAAGCCCCTAACGGCTTGCCTGTTACGCCAGGTGTGAGTTTTCCTCCCAACCCTGTGGCTGGAGATTATTGCTTGCGATTGGACTACAAACCCAATAGACTGTTCCGTTACAATGGTCGCATGTGGATAAAGATTGAAGAAAAAGTGCGCACCAATTTGGACAATGGCCCTGTCAATCAAACTCAACGCTCGGGCTTTGTGAACAATACATATACTACCAATACCACTGACTTGGGTGCTATACCACAGCGTCAGAGTTTGAGTCAAGCTCTCAAACCCAAAGCAGACAATGGTGACCAAGGCGGCTTCTTACCGCCCAATCCACCACCACCTTATTCAAGATAAACATGCAACAATTTTTTTATGACGCCCAAATACGCAGATTCCTGCTGCAATTTACTAGAATCTTTTCAGGATTCCAAATTGAGTACGGCAACGAAACTGACGGCGTAAACAAGGCCACCTTGTTACGTGTGCCTGTGCGGTATGGTGACTCTAGTCGCAATGCACAAACTATCATTCAAGAAAACTCTGCCAGTGCCCTGCCATCAACTCCACTGATGACTTTTTACATCAACAATCTTGAATACGATCGACCAAGAATACAAGACCCTACTTTTGTGGATAGATTCTCAGTGCGTCAACGCACATATGATTCAGCTACAGAATCATACGAAACCACACAAGGCAATGCATTTACCATTGAACGACTGATGCCTGTGCCATACAAGCTGAGTATTACGTTGGACATTTGGACATCAAACACCAATCAGAAACTGCAACTACTTGAGCAAATTTTGACCCTGTTCAATCCTTCATTAGAACTGCAAAGCACTGACAACTACATTGACTGGTCAAGTTTGAGTGTGATGTATTTGGATCAGTTAACATGGAGCACAAGGGCCATTCCACAAGGCACAGAAAATCCCATTGACATTGCCAGCCTCAAATTCTCCATGCCCATATGGATTTCATCGCCAGCTAAGATCAAGAAGCTGGGTGTGGTGGAACGCATTATTGCTGGCATATTTGACGCACAAGGCGATGCAGCCGATGCCATAACTAATAACGACTTGTTGCTAGGAACACGACAGATGTTTACCCCATGGAACTACAAATTGGTTGTGATTGACAATCAAATTCAAGTGTTATACAACCCCACAATTGTGCCCAATGGCGGCTATGAAGATCTTGATCCTACTGCTATTGTGGCAAATTCACCACTACTATGGCCTGCGGTGATTTCGGCCTATGGTGTGCTTCGTCCAGGTATCAGTCAAATTAGATTGAATCGTCCTGCTATTGCAGCACCCGACACTGCCAATCCAATTATTGGCACTATCATTATCAATCCCGACGATGACCGACTGGTAATTTTTACTCCTGATGCAGACACTGCACCACAAAACACCCTAGCACCCATTGATGCTATTATCAATCCACTTGTGAGTGGTCCTGGCACAGGATTGCCCACACCTGTTACTGGTGTGCGGTATTTGTTAACCGAAAGTACCGGCAACTGGGACAACACCGATAATCCCACAGCCTGGGACGGCACAAGTGGCCAACCGTTAATTGCTATGGCCAATGACATTATTGAATGGAACGGCACACGTTGGCGTGTGGTGTTTATAAGTGCTGATGAAACTGCCACCCAGTATGTTACAAACATAACTACTGGTACACAATATGAATGGACTGGCGAACAATGGATAAAAAGTTATCAAGGAGTGTACCCACCCGGAGCCTGGAGTTTGGTACTGTAAAGGCTGTGGGCGTTTGGTTTTTGTCCCGGAGTACAGGCCGTTATTTGTATTTGCTACGCAATGATTCCAAGCATCCAGAAACTTGGGGATTGCCTGGAGGCAAAGTTGAAAGTGGTGAAACACTGTTGGGTGGCATGGAAAGAGAATGTATTGAAGAACTGGGGCATTTTCCAGAATATCACAGACTTGTGCCGTTAGAAAAGTTCACTTCAGCAGATGGTGTGTTTGAATATCACACTTGGGTTTGTGTATTAGATACAGAATTTGTGCCAGTGCTCAACGACGAACACATTGGACATGCGTGGATTCAAGCTGGTGTATGGCCCAAGCCCATGCATCCTGGATTGTGGAACACTGTGAATATTGATGCTGTTCAGCAAAAACTGGCGTCTGTTGAACGCACAGAGTTGGCCAGGTTATAGTCTACCAACCACAATTTCAATCACACCAGACTCGCCGTTGAAGTTTTCAAGGGCTTTGCCAATCACAGTGCCCATGGCAGGTGTGGCGCAGGCCTGCGCACGACCATTGATTGCTGACACCATCATGTCGCCTTTCTTCACAGGTCCAATCACTTGCGCTGGAACTCGTCCAGTTAGGGCCACTGCCACAGTGTGTTCAGCTTCCATCACACTGTTCATCAAGTGTGCAGGATTGGTAGAAACCACACCAGCCACTTTGGGATCACTGCCCATGTTTGCTATTGTGACTTCGTTGTCACCGCCAAACACCAACACAGTGCCTGGGGCATACACAGCATCGGCAGAATAATTTTCTGCCAAGTCAGCATATTGTGCTGTGGTTGCTTTTAAGAAGCCAGTGTTGAAATAAACACTTGAACTACCAATGTTACCAACACCGTTGGCTGCGCCATTGGTGATTGCAGTAGTGGCGTTATTAATTGTCAATCCAGTTAATGTGCCAACTGATGTGATATTTGGTTGAGCTGCTGTGGTCACAGTAGCCGCTGTGGTTGCACTTGTTGCCGCACCTGTTAATGCACCAACGAATGTTGTACTAGTAACACTAGTCAATCCAGCCACAGTCGTTACAGTTGAACCTAATGTTAGTGCGGTACTGCCTAAAGTTACACTAGCATTAGCCAGTCTGGCTTGAGCCAATGTGCCTGAACTGATGTTGGTAGCACTAATTGATGTAACGTTTGCACCTGAGCCATTAAGTGTGCCAACAAAGTTGCCACTTGTGGTATTGCCTGTAACTGCTAAACTGGTTAAAGTTCCAACTGAGGTAATGTTTGTTTGTGCCGCAGTGGTCAATGTACCCACAATGCTGGTACCTGATAGATTGCCACCAGATATATTACCTGTCACTGCCAAACTGGTTAATGTACCAACTGATGTGATATTGGTTTGTGCTGCTGTGGTCAATGTACCCACAATGCTGGTACCTGACAAGTTGCCACCAGAGATATTACCTGTCACTGCCAAACTGGTTAATGTACCTACGCTTGTGATATTGGTTTGTGCTGCTGTGGTCAATGTACCCACAATGCTGGTACCTGACAAGTTGCCACCAGTAATGTTGCCAGTGCTAGAAATCAATCCACCTGTTGATACATTACCACCTGTAATATTGCCTGTGGTACTTAGACTTGTGCCAGTGGCAGCACCAATGTTTGGTGTGGTAAGTTGAGCACTGGCTTTAACAACAATGTTGCCAGTACTGAATGCTGTGGTAACGTTATCAACTAACGCATTAATTACTGTGCCTGCAAGGCTGATACCTGCAGATGTATTTGCTGAATAAATTTGTGCTTTACTAAATTCAGCAAATGTAATGTTTGATGTGCCAAATGTAATGGTACCTGAGGGTGCATTAACAATGTAGGCTGCTCCAGCATTGACATTGCCACTTTCCACAAAGAAGTAGTCATTGATGCCCAATTGAGTTGGATTACCG